CTACTGCAATTTCTCAAATATTTAAAGCAATTGCAACAGATTTTTCTGGTTTAGGTAAAATATTCACTGATTTTACAGGTTTGGCAAAAGATGTCTTCACATTTAACTGGGATAATGTGGGTAATAGCGCCGAAAAACTTCAAAATACAATAAAAAACAGCTTCAATAATACGCTAAAAACGGTAAAAAATGTAGGTTCTACGATAAAAGGTGTTTTTGTTGCAAGTTATGATCAAGCAGAAAAAGAAATTGCAGCAAAAGCGAAACTTCAAAAAATTCTGAATCCTGAAGAAAAAACGAAACCAACCAATAATTTTGATGGAACTGCAGGAGATAAGAAAAACAAATCAACTAAAAAGAAGGACGATTCCGACAAAGATAAAAAAGAGCTGGAGCGAGAATTTGAAGAATCTCTTAATGTGTTGCAGTCAGCTAAAGACAAGGAATTTGATTTATTGTCTAAAGCAGAAGATGAAAAATTTAAACTTCAAAAAGAAAGTTTAGAAAAAGATTTAGCCTTACAAGAAGATGCTCGAAAGGAAGAGTTATATAAACTTCAAAAAGATGAAAATGCTATACTTCAAACTTTAGTCGATTTAGAAAAGAAAAAAACTGAAGCTAAAAATCCTCTTGCAAAATCAAACATTCAATCAGCGATTGATATTGAAATTGAAAATTTAAAAAAGCAGCAGAAATTAAAGGAAATTACCGAAGAAACGCATCAATTCAAACTAAAAACCATACGTGAAAAATGGGAAACAAAAGAGTTTGAGCGTTGGGGAAATGCAGAAAATGCACGTTTAAATTCTATTCGTCGTGCCGATGAAGACGAAATAAATGAAATTAATTCTTTGGCAGAGGCAAAAGAAAAGCTTCAAAATCTTCAGTATCTAAAATTAACAGCCGACGAATTAAAGAATGTAAAAACGCTCGAAGAAGCCAAACGATTACTTCGAGAAGAGGCAGATCGTAAAATGTTGGCAGCTCAACTTGAATCATTCAAGGTTCAGGAGCAAATGTTGGTTGACTCAATTTCTAAATTAACTGATGGTGAAGCTAAAGAGAAATTACTTGCGGATTTAGAACTTTTAAAAGATAAAATCACGCAAGTTAGATCTGCAATTGATGGCGGAACTCAAACCGATAATAAAGCAGTTGTTGACGAGTCTTCATCTAAAAAAGAGAAAGTTGATATTCTTGGATTTTCTGTTAAGGATTGGGAAGAGACATTCGCAAATCTTGAAACAACTGAAGGTAAAGTTGCGGCTGTTGGTAAAGTGTTTGCCGCAATGGGAAATTTAGCCGCTTCATTTGGAGAATTGCAACGTAGTTTGGGTGAACGTGATTTAAAAAGATTCAAAAAGGAGCAATCTGAAAAGCAAAAATCTCTTTTAAAACAGCTTAATCAAGGCTATATTTCTCAAGAAGAATATCACAAGGGGGTTGAATTATTAGATGCTCAATTGGCGAATAAACAGGCCGAAATCGAATACAAACAAGCAAAAGCTGAGAAAGTAGCGCGTATATTTTCTGCAATTGGCGCAACTGCTCAAGGTGTAGCTAATTCGTTAGCACTTGGAGGACCTTTAGGAATCGCTATGGCGGCTGTTGTTGGTGCCTTAGGTGCAATACAAGTAGCTACAATTGCTGCTCAACCTTTGCCTGAAAAACCAAGTTTTGCTGAAGGTGGTTTTTTTGAAGGTTTCACGGGGCCAAGTTCACTTTCTCCAGATGCAACTGGTGAACGTCCTTATGCTGGAAATGTAAGACTTCATGAATGGGAGCATGTTTCGCCACGTTGGATGACAAGACATCCACGTCTTGCAAGTACCTACGACTGGTTGGAAAGTATTCGTAAAAGTAAACAAGTTCCAAGTTTTGCAGAAGGAGGTTTTTTTGAAGGTTCTGGAGGTTCTCCAGTTGTTGCATCTCAAAATTCAGATAATTCTACAACCTATTACGAATACATATCTGTATTGACAGATGTTAAAGAATTACTTCAAAAATTAAGTGATGATGGTGTTATGGCGTATATCATCGAAGATGCAGAAAATGGAAAGAAAATATTAAGAATGATAAAATCTTATGAAAAAATTGAACAACGAGCTTCAGGAAAATAATTTATTTCAGAAGCTCCAAGTTTTTGATAATAATCGGATAAACAAAGATGTTGATTCTATTTATCAATTGTTAGAAGATAATTTCGGATCCGTTAGTGAAAATCTTTCGGTCTGCGGTTCTGTAGCAAAAGTATTGCACGGAAGTTTAGACGAAAATTACCGACCAAAAGACGTGGATTTATTGGTTCGAAATCCATTTTATTATCGATTTCTACAAACAAATATTCAAAAATTAAACGTCGATTTTCGGATTGATGATAATCGGATCATCTTATTCTTTCCAAATATAGCTGTCGAATTATGGCAGCACAATATCAATGAAAAATCAATTAGAACCTATGGTAAATACAAAGGTTTAATCAATTATTGTTTTATAAAATAATCTACAAATGCCAATAAGAACAAAAGAAGAATGTCATTTTACATCAGTAGCAGGTAGTAAGTGGGCAGAAGTTTGCGAACAAGTTCCGATTATTGATTGGAGAGTTTATCCGCAATTGTCAAAGTTGTCTGTGTCTAATAATCCGCAAACTTTTTTACAAAATATTCAAGTGCCGGAACTGCATTATATTTATCCTGCATACGATGGTTTTCGTTTCAAGTTAACTTTTATGAATTCCTCTCCAGTTGATTGGGCGGTTGTTTCATCACCGAAGCTAAATGGAAATCAGTTGAACCTACAACCTGGAGAGAATACAGATTTATCCTATTCCTTTCAAAACCTCGATTTGTTGGAGCTTGGAGTAACACAAATAACAATCAAATGTCAAGCGTTTGGCGTAAAAAATGGCGTTGAAACTGAACTTGAAAATGAAATTGTAGAAGGTGTTCTCGAAATGTTGAAGACGGATAATTCTGGATCCACAATAACAACGAATAAAGAAGTTTTTAATCTGACATTTAATTTAGCAAACAATGTGCTGTCTGGTGATAAAGAAATTATTGTTTACAGCAAAAATCAAGTTAGTTGGGAATCTCAACCTTTCAATTTAACTGTTACAAAAACAGACAATCAAAGCACAACTTCGTTATTTCTTTCATTGTCACAAACTGCAATTGTTGCGGGTAATTATAGCGAACAGATGATTATAAAAGCCGACGGAAAACAAAAACGTGTAACAATAAAATTAGCTGTGATAAATGATGCAAACCAATTTTATGTAACTCAAGATAATTTTGATTTCACACTTTTACTTTCCGAAAATAAAAAAGCTTTAGGAGTTATTACGGTCGATAATCCAAATAATTTAACCATTACAATGGAATCTTTTCCAAGTTTCTTGAGCTCGTGTGTTTTTGCAAATGGAAAAATAAATTTCGAATCAAAAACTGCAAGTGTTTTAGGTGTTGGTTTATTTTCAGGAAATATTATTTTGAAAGCTGGAGAAGTCCAAAAAACAATTTTTATCAAAGTTAATGTTGTTGAACATATTGTCAATGATTTTAGTCACTCAGGGTATTATTTTGCGTTAGATAAGAACAAAGTTGCCATGACGCGTGTAAATCCGTTAGCAGTCAAAGTTTTTATGAAGTTAGATATGTTTTTCATGGGATACGATAAGATGTACAACGAATCTCAAGTTTATCAATTACCATATTTTCAAAATAAAGTTACGTTTTATCCAGGAGAAGAAATCAACGATTTTTTTGCAAAAGAAAGAAGTTTAAAATATTTCGAAGATAGTTTTGATGCTTATCAATTTGCAGTTGTTAAAATGACATTCTCTGAAATTGATGAAGCTGATAATGTGGTGAACTCTTTTATATTGGATAACGTTCGTTTTGCTCCAGGTTATAAGCCAAAGTGTTTTCCATTTTTTACAGATTTTCCACTTCGAAGTGTCAATAATAAATCACGTTTAGCAATATCTACAGATATGATTGGATTGAATGTTGACGTTTCAAAATTATTAAGTAAAATAGGACAAACAGCAAGAATTGGATATAATGTTCGTTCGTTTTTGTTCAATAAATCGGTGCTCAATGTTTCCAATGAAGTGGCAGATTTAGGAAAAGTCAAATTGATTCCTGTTCCTGCTTCAGATAAAGTAGTTAACATTTTCTTTGAAACACATAATTTGGTTTTTGATTGGTTTTCTTGTGTTGCAGATTACGAGTTGCCAACTGAATTTGAGCATACAGTTTCCGAAAATGTTGAGAGTGGTTCTGAAGAAAAATTTGAAACCAAACAAACAGATAATTTAACAATCAATACAGGTTGGATTTTACATGAAGAAGTAGAGCTGATTGATGCGATTTTCAATAGTAATTTTGTGATTATTCAATTACCAGAAAAGACGGTGAGAGCAATTCCAACTGCTAAAAAGAACAGTTTAGGTACTTCACAAAAAGGTTTCAAATCGATGATGTTAGAATTTAAAATATTGAAAGATGAAAGATAAATTTATAACATCAGAATTTGAGATTGATTTAAGCGAATGCAAAATTTCTGTAACCGAAGAGAATCCACGATTTAAGGATTCTTTTTGGACAAAATATTCTTTGCCTTTTGATGTGAATATGGATCGTAATCTTCAATCGAAATTAGGTCATTATTCTTCTCATTTAGCAAAAGGTTTGAAACGTTACCACGAAGGCACTCACGTGTTCGAAGGTAAATTAATGAAAGGCAAATTAGAGATTTTAGAAATTAAAGGTAATTCTTTAAAATGTCAGATTGATAGTGGATTCGAAGATTTACCAAATTTTGACACTTCTCTTTCGGAGCTTCCATTGATGCAAATTGATGTTGCAGATATTTATTTGCATGCTGAAGAAATTTGCAAGAAAAAATATCCTGAAACGGTTTATAATTTTCCAAAACTAATCACGGATCAATTTGATTTGGATTCGGAAGAATGGAAATATTTTGATGGAATAATTAACAATCGTTATCAAAAGTCCTGGAGTTGGATTTTTCCTCGAAACGAAGTTGTAAATGATACAGATGTTGCGAACAGAAATATCATACATCCGTTACCTTATTTGTTGTACGTGCTTGAGATTGGTTTTAAAGATGCGGGTTTTATTCTCTCCGGAGATGTTTTAAATGATGAAACATTGAGGCAAAGAACTGTTTATTCTGGTGGCGAATATTTCACAACAGGTGATCAGAAAAACTATAAGGAAAATGTTTACGATTTAGATTATACAGCGTTTACCGTTGGATATCAAACGACCTATTTCAAGAAAATAAAAATAACAGCTCCAGGTCGATATCGTTTTTTAGGTCGTTTTTTGATGGAAACTGGAGATAAACTTTCTATTTATCGAAACGATTTCGAACAAACAATTTTTCAAACAAATGATCCTGATAGTTATGTTCTCGAGTTTTCGGAGGCATTAGGCAACACAATTGTTTTTGATGTCAGTATTGCTGAAGCTTTAGAAGGTGTGACAATCGGTTTCAAGTTTGACGGAAAAGCAAAAAATAACGAATTCGATGCTGAAGGAAATAATATAGGTGTTGCTCAAATAAAGGTTAATCCGATTAGAGCTCATTCGGAAAGTGGAGATGCAATTCCGTTCGTTTTCAATGAAAATCGAGTGGATTTAAAACGTGCAGTTCCTGATATGACATTTGGCGAATTGGTGACAACGATAAAGAATTGGCGAAACTATGATTTGATTTTCGATGGTTCTCGAGTTTATATGAATTACATCAAAATCGCTCCTGGAGAAGATCCTGTAGATTTTAGAAATTTTGAAATAGAAAAACCACTCCGAAAATTTACAGACAAACAATCTTTTATTATTAAATTTCCTGATACTGATGTAGCTCAATTTGATTCAATCTATTTTGATGAAAACGGGTATAAATTAAATGGCATTCAAAATAAAAATACATCAGAAATTACGATCAATGGTTTTGCAGTTCCGTTGGCGACTTTCCGTGGAACTACAACTTCAAAAATTACCGATGATGCAAATGTTCTTCAGTTAGTTTATTATGATGGATTGAATGCAGCAGGATACAACCATGCGACAAATCCAAAAGGTTTGCATGGTGATGAAATAGCGCGTTTTTTACAGCCTTGGTTTACCAATCGTGTAACCAATATAGGTTTCCAATGGACCAAAATCGTCTCGAAAAATCAAATCAAAAATATTGATATTCGAACAGAGATTTTTTGCTATGGAAAAAGACAATGGTTTAAAACGATTACAAAAAACCAAATAACGGCTAATGTATATAGTATAGAGTTTGTTACCGAGGGATTAGATTAATTCCTCGGTTATTTTTTATTATCTTCTTTAGTTAGTTGTTTAATTGGTTCTGCAACAATACGTTCATAATAAGGACTTGTTGAAATTGATTTTTTTAAGTTTTCTATTTCAGATTTTAAACGTTCTATTTCGTCGTCTTTATATTGAATCAAACTTTTTTGCATCTCTATAAATTGACTCATCATTTTTTCTTTTGATTCTTCTTCTGGTAGTTTTTTTTCTTCTTCATCTCCAAAAATGATCCAATTCGGAGCGATTTTTAACTCCTTACATAAGTAATATAACCAATCAGATTGTGGAAAAGTGGTTCCGTTTAAATATTTAGTTAATGAAGTTATCGTCGTATTTAACTTTTCACTTAACTCCGTTTTATTTTTATAATCTCCGCTATTTAGGGCGTTTTGTAAGATGTCTGCAATTCTTTTTTTGATCAAATTTGTTTCCATAAAATATTTTTTTACTAATTAGTTTGTTTATATTAACTAATTAGTTAACTTTGTCCGTATAATTATTCCGTAATATATATCCGTAAAATTATGAAATACGAATTGGCTCAAAAAATTTTAGATAGAATAATTGACGATAATGAATTCTCTTTAAAAATGAGCATGCATATGAAAATACGTCAAGACACCTTGTTTAGACTGGTGAAAACTAAAAGTGATTCGCTAAGATTACCAGAACAAGTCGCTTTTTATAAACAAGAAGGTTACGCAGAAAACGAAATTTTCAACGTAACAAAAACGAAACAATAATTTAAAAATCTTAAATAATTATTATATGAAATTAGAAATCAAAGATTCAAAAATTGAATTGAAAACAAGTGTTAAAGATGGACACATAGAGATGTTAAAAATTGATATACAAGGCGGTCAAAAAGAAGTTACTGCTCTTTTCGGAGTGATGACAAAACAATGTCCTCAATTATTAGAGATATTCAGAGATGTTTTGGCGGTTACAGAAATACAAAAAACTGAGAAACAAATGAAAGACGAGTTTTCTTCTATTTTCAGAGATGGAGGTCCTGCAGGATTTGGAAGATTAATGAAAGAATTGTTTGAAAAAGTAGATGCAAAGCGCAATGGAAATAATTAAAGAACAATATCAAACAATCTGTAAATCGTCAGATTCTCAAGGAAAATTTGAATTTAGAATTCAAAATGATTGTTCACAAATTCAGTTAGAAACATCAATAAGAGATGATCGTAGTGATAGTGTTTACGCAGATGTAAATCGTATTGAATTAGAACAAATGGCTAAGGCTATCTTATCTGTTCTCGGAGCAAGTAATGTTTTTGAGAAAGCGAGCAAATGGGATGTTTTGGATGACAAAATTTCAAAATTTTATGAAAATGAGGATGGCGAAGTTGAGAATGATGGTGATTTAACTGATATCGGAGAATTAGCAGCTTCAGCTTTTGGTTACTTATAATTAAAAATTCTTAGCAATGGAAAAAGTAGAGATTAAATTAAGCCAATTCGGTTTAGAAGATTCGGATAAACGCAGATATTTTATTCGCAGAGACGGTAAAGTCGAAGTAATGAAAATGATGCAAAATGGCATTGAGAAAACCGAAATAAAAGTTACTCCTCTTAATAATGGATATCCTGTTATTTGGGTGACGAAAAACACTAAAAAAGATCGTACAGCTATTTATGTTCGAGAAATGGTTGCGATGGCTTTTCATGACTATGATAAAAATGATGAAAATCAAAGACTCATCAATATAGATTTTGATAAAGCAAACAACAAAGCAGAAAACGTAAAAGTTGTAACGCCAGAAGAATGGAAAGCGCATTATATGCAATCTTTCTCGAAAATGAAAGGCGTAGATAGAAGTACGAATCCTCCAGGTTCAAAAATTTCAATAAAAGATGCAAAAAAGATTAAAAGCTATTTGCAATCTGGTAAGATAAAAGTAAGAGATATCGCGAAAGAATTTAATTTATCTCAAGGTCAAATTTATCGAATAAAACGTGGTGAAAATTGGGCGAAAATATAATGGATAGTTTAGTTTTTGACCGTGATGCGATCACGAATGAAGCGTACAAAGTAAGATTGGTAGATAAAGGAATTTACCTACCAAGAATACCGACAAGAGTTTTTGATAAGTTGTATCAAAATATAAATGATTCAGTTGAATTGAAAGAATTACTCGATTATGCTTATCAAACAGATTTGCCAGAAGATATGCTGTATTACAAGCAACGAAGCCTTGACACGATGTTGAGTGTGGTAATAAAACCATTTGCCGAAGAGGGAGGTTTTATCATCTTCAGAAAAAATGGAAAAAGTATCATGTTAATCAAAGAAAATTAAAAACTATGTCACAATTATTATACGGAAGTATTTGCTTATCAGATTTAAATGAGCAAGCGAAAAAAGGACACAAAGCTTTTTCTAGAGGAAAAAATGGGAAAATTTATTTTAATGTTAATGTTTGGATCAACGACGAACCCGATCAATATAACAACGATGCATCGGTACAATTAAATTTTAAAGATGCTACAAAAGACGATCAGGTGTATGTGGGTAATCTTAGAATTTCATCAGGTAAACCAATCTCTCCAGATAGTGTAGATATTCCAAAAGATGATGATTTACCAATTTAAAATTTGGATGAATGAAAACACTAATCCTTAGAGTTCTACTCTTTACTTCAGATAAATCAATCTTAAAAAAACATTGGTGATGACAACGGAACAAATAAAAACTCGGGTCCGCGAATCTTTCGAAGACGTGGACTCAAAAGAGTTTCTTGAATTAAAAATCAAAGAGCAGTTGAAAATCCATGCAAACAATTTTTCAATTTGGAAAACCAAAGCGCCTCAAGGTACACTTGAAGAATGGAAAGCATTTAATACTGAAACTGTTAATCTAAAAACTACTGATAATTCCGAAGTACTTGCAATAGGTGTTTTCTTATTGGCTTTGGACGAGTTTAATCCTTTAAAATTATAAGTATGTCAATTGTAACTCAACTAAATTCTAAGACGTGGATAGTTACTAAATCAAAAGAAAATTTAGCGAATTATCAAACAAAACTAAATTCAGATTCTCTGCTTGGTGTAGGAAGCAAAAAAAGCGAAAGACGACCTATTGCTCGGCTTAGGAACAGAGAAAAGGAATATAAACAGTTTTTAAAAGAAACTTTTGATAATCGAAAATTTATCAGTGAAAAATTATTAAACAAAAAATTAAAAGAGAGATTTGGCGCTTCAACTTGGTACCGAAAAAGAATGATCGGATTAGAAATGATCTCGGTTCATAATCGAATTGTAAAACTTACAGAAAACACACCTACACATGAGTAACAAAGAACAAAATATTTTATCTGAAAAACCTTCAGATGAATTAATCAAAAAAGCACAGGATAATCTTTCAAAAAAGCATTTAATAATTCATGGCGATCCTATGTCAGGTAAATCTTTATTAATTCGATTGTTATTGAAAAACACATTTTATTCAACAGTAGATTTATTTGACAGATTTGAATTTCCAAACACTTTTGATTGGCGATTAGGAAAAAGCAGTCAACATGATGATTATTTATTGTTTAATGATTTATCGTCGAGTTTCGCACCTAATTGTTTTACGACATTTTGCTCTGGAAGTCCTATAAAAATTAATTCTTTTGGAGTTAAACCTTTTTTTATTGCACCAATAATAATATTGGAATATAAAGAAGAATTATCTGAAGCATTTTTATTTGGAGGTTCTGTTCGTAGACGTTTTAATGTTATCAATACAAACACTATTTCATACAAAGAAATCATCCAATTCATTAAAGAATGGAATAATAACGAAGCATTATCATGAGTGATTTAATTACAGCAGCACAAAAAATTCTTGATTTAACTGATCACGGACTAGAGATCATTCAGAAAATATATACTGATGCTATTCCAGGACGTAATTTCAAAGTTCGAGCAGACGAACGTACAGCTTCTGCATCTATTAAACTTTATAACGATCGTTATAAAATGACAGACTTTGGTGGTACGATCAAAAGTGAAGACTGTTTCGGTTTGTATGCCTTAGACAAAAATATCTCTTATTCTGAAGCTATCGTTGAGATAGGACGCGAGCTTCAGAATGACAGAGGAATTCAAATTTTTGAAGAAACAAGAGAGTTTTATAAATACGAATTTCGTCAATGCGAAAAACAAGATTTTCCACATGAATTGAACGAGCAAGGTTTTCATTTTATCACAAAATCATTCACAGATTATGAATTAGATATTTTAGGACCTTTCGTTAAAGAAGAGCATTGTTTGTCTGTTAATCTTCATTCGTTGGTCGAGTTTAGCTATTATAACTTTGAGAAAAAGAAAGTTTATACTTTTCGCTCAACAGATAAATTTCCAATTTTAGCATTCATCAACGAGAATGAAAATAAGGAACAATGGCTGAAAGTATATATGCCAAAAGGCGCTAAGAAATGGAGCGATGATGGTAAAGATAGACGTTTTCGTTATTTGGGAAATAAACCAAAGTCATTTGTTTTTGGATTAGATCGATTGAAAAAAGCATTCAATAAAGGATTCGAAGAGGAACGTCAAAAAATTGCAGATAAAAAAGAAATTGATGTAAGTGATGTGAAAGATTCTGACATCGATTTCAAATTAGAGCGTGTAGTTCTTGCAACTGGAGGAAGTGATGGACTTAATTTTCTTAGTTTGGGAGAATTTCCAATTTGGTTTAATTCTGAAACAGAAAAGCCTGATCGTTTTTTGATTAAGAAATTAAAAAAATATGCTCACGAAGTTATTTTAGTTCCTGATGCAGATGCAACTGGAAAACGTATAGGAAAAGAATTGGCATTGGAATTTTTATCTGTTCGAACTTTGTGGTTGGATCAGTTTTTTACTCAAAAATCGCACAAAGATTTTAAAGATTATGTACGTTCTCAAGGTCGCAGACCTATCAAAGAGGTAATTTACAACGTGGGAGGTTTCGGTAAGTAAAGAAGGGCGTGTGTCGTATAATTTTCACCACATGTATGCATTCTATTTTCTGCGTTTAAATGGTTTTTGTAGAATTGATGATCCTGCAAAAAAAGACGGTTATTATTTTGCTCGCGTACAAGGTTACGTAGTAGAGGAATTGAAAACTACGCAATCGATAAAAGACTACTTCCGTAATTTTTTATTAGCAAAACAGCATGAATTAGGTGTGAAAGAAATTCCGCATGCGTTGTTAAATATGATGATAACTTCTCAGAAAATAACAGATAGTCATTTGGCTAATATGCACAATCGTACATTAGATTTTAGAAATTATACACCAGATGGTCAATTCTTTTTCATTGGAAATCGTTGTTTCAAAGTAGATGCAAAAGGCATACAAGAAAATTTCAAATTTGATAATTATGTCTTAAAATCTCAATTGATTGATTCGTTGATTAAAGATGAAGTAGATTGCGATATTTCAGCATATGATATAAAATCAAAATTAGAAATTGATTCTCCATATTTTAAAATTTCTAAACTTGGAGAAGATATATATGATATCGAAATTCTAAAAAATGATTGCGATTATCTGAATTATTTGATTCAAACTTCTCGTGTATATTGGGAAAAAGAACGTGCTGCCTACATTGAAAAAGGATATAAAGAAGAGGATTTTTACGAACGTTCAAAATTTAAAATTAAATCTGAGTACTTATCTGAAGAGGAAAATAGCGAACAAGTACAGCATTTGGTGAATAAGATATTTACGTTTGGATATTTAGCTCACAGATTCAAGAACCCTACAAAAGCATGGTCGCCATTTGCATTAGACAATGCAGTTCTTGAAGATGATGTTGCAGAAGGTGGAGCTGGTAAATCGTTATTTTTTGAAGCGATGAGATTTATTATGGGCGTACACGATGTTGATGGAAAGGGAGATTTTGATGATAAATTCTTATTCGAAGGTGTGGATGCACATACAGGCTTGATGATTGTAGACGACGTACAGCGAAATTTTGATTTCAAACGATTTTATTCTGCGACAACAGGTAAAATGACAGTCAACGTTAAGTTTGAAAGTAAAGTCAAAATCTCGTATCAGAATTCGCCGAAAATTGTATTTACTTCCAATTATTCATTAAGAGATCGTTCAGGTTCTTCGGCTCGACGTCAGTTAATAATGGGGTTTTCCGATTATTATCACGCCAAAAATGAAGACAGAAAATCACGCGAACCAAAAGACGATTTTGGTTACACTCTTTACACGGATTGGAATTCTGAAAAATGGTTCGACTTTTTAAATTTTGTATTTCAAGCAACATCTTTTTATTTAAGAACTGATGAGAAAATTGAAGCTCCTGGAGGAAATATATTACTTCGTTCGTACATCTCAGAAATGGGAAGACATTTCCAGGATTGGGCCGATCGTTATATACCTACTATTTCAGGATTAACAATTGTGAAAGATGAAGTTTTGAAGAATGTTCAGGAATCAAAATCGAAGTATTTGTCCGAATTAACTTCTGCAGGTCTTAAGAAAAAATTAAATGCCTGGTGTAAGGTTAATAATTATGAATTAGAGGATCGCATTATGGTGAACATTCCTTTAGTTGATAAACATGGTAATGTTGTTTATGAAGGTTCTAAACCAAAAATGAAAACGACCGAACATATTCGTTTGGCTTTTATTGAAGATTCAGAAGATGAGAACGAAAACGAATTTATCTAATGATCAATTTTAAGTTTCATATTGTCAAAATGACGATGCTTAAATCGCAAAAAGTTGTTAATCTGTTCTATGAGATGAAAAGTGGGAAATTGTTAGGTTATGGCTTCGATACCGATCCAGTTGATTTGAATTTTATGTTAGAAATTATGAAAACATATATTCCTCCGACGTTCACGTCAATTGGATCTTATTCTGCTCAATTTAATAACAGGGCACACTATCAAATCGTAAATAATTACACAACAGAAAATCATTATAAAATTGTCCAAGAAGCTTTAAAGCTTCAATAATTACAAAATCTGTACAGAGTGTACGGATAAATAAGGTTTGAAAATTAAATAGTTACAAAATTACACTTTACACCCTATTACTTATTAGGGTTGAGTTTTAAAAATAAACAGATGAAAATAATTATAGAAATTCCTCCAGAAGAATTTAAAGAATTAGGATTAGCAGATAATGCGATAAAGTATGATGTAAAAGAAAATATCGAGTCTATTCCTCTAGTATTTAAACGTTGGGTAGATATTTTTTTTAAAGATTGGAATTTTCCAATTTTCGTAAACAAAGAAGATTTACTTAATGATTGCAAGGAATTTAATACGCTATTAGCAAACTTACCTTCTACAACATTTAAAAGATATTTGAAATTATGGTGCCATCAAAACGCATATTCGTATGAAGATAGAATTATGAAAAACATTTCGATAGATGATAATAAAAGTAAAATAACTGAATTTATTAGAATTTCAAAGAAATGAGTTCGGATGAATTTAAAAGAAAAACTATATCAAATTATGCTGTAGAAGGTGCTAAGATAAAAAATATTGGAAAAATGTGTAAAACATGTGCTTTTAAATTTGATTCTGAAGCAAATAAAGAACCTTATAATGTTGATGCTGCTTTTCAATGCTTAGCTTATGATATGCAATTTAATTGCCATATTAATATAGGTGAGAATAAAGGGTGCGAATGTATAGGATTTCAATATGCCAAAATGTATTTAGAAAAAAAGAATAAATAAATCAATGTCAAAAATCGTAAAAATATCAACTTCAAAATCTAATAATTCTGATACTCAAGTCAGAGAATTATCAGATCGTGAAAAATTATTTTTAGATTTGATAGCAAAAATTGTCGTTAATAACATCTCATCCAATTCAAAATGAAAAAAGTAGTCGCATACGCAAGAATCAGTAACGAGGATCAATCTAATTTTTCAATTAGTGGTCAGGTTGAGAAAATAACAGAATATTGTTATCGAAATAATTATGAATTAGTTGATACTTTTATCGATGAAGGTCAATCTGCAAAAGACTTTGACCGTAAGGCATGGAAGCGTTTAGAGAATTTCTTAAAACTAAATCATAAACATATTGATTATTTTGTTGTTTTAAAATATGATCGTTTCAGTCGCAATTTACAACAGGCTTTGACGGTAATTCAGAAGTTTGAAGAAGATTACGATATTAAAATTCTTTCAATCAATGAGCCGATTGCAATTCCTCCAGAGAATCCATTTTATTTCCAAATGCGTACAACTATGCTAATGCAAGCACAAGTGGAACGTATGGTGATTAAAGATAGAACTGTTTTTGGAATTAATCGTGCGAAAAAGGAAGGTAGATGGATGGGTAAAGCTCCGTTTGGTTATCGTAATGAACGTGACAATTCTGGAAAACCTATTATCACTGTTGATTATTACGAGGCTGCATTAGTTAAAATGATTTTCGAATTATATCTGCAGAACTATTCTTATGCTGAAATAAAACGAATTTTAGTGCCAAAAGGATTCAATAAAAAATCTAAAGACGCTATTTTTAGAATTTTGTCTAATTATGCATATATAGGACATATTAAAATAAAATTGGAAGATAAAACAGAATCGTATGTTCCTGGTCTACACGAATCGATTATTGAGGAAGATGTTTTTTATCGTGTTCAGGCACTGATTAAGCGCGAAGGAAAAGAAGTAAATAAATATAATGAAATTGCTTACTTAAAGAGTTCTATCATTTGTCCTGTTTGCGCAAAACCTTTGACATGTGGTAAATCTAAAGGTAGAACAAAGTATTATTGGTATTATGAGTGTGCAACTCATCGTAAATCATATAATGCAGAAAAAGCTAATGCTCTTTTTGATGATATTTTAGACGAATTAAGTTTTGATCAGCTTCAGCTTGATTATCTGAAGAGAAATATTTATGATATGATAATCGATAAATATAAAGATGGATTAGAAGATGTGCAGGTTCTGAAGAAGAAAAAAACAGCTTTATTAACCAAGCAGGAAAATTTAGAAGAAAAGTACCTGGATAACAAAATTGATGATTCAACGTATGCCAAATGGCGTGAAAAAATTTCAATCGACATGAACTTAGTTAATTCTGGGATTGAGAAAATAAAGTCTGTGGAATCAAGTTTTGACACCTATTTATCAATAGCAATAAATCATTTAAAAAGTTTAAAATCAGTCTTTCATATGGCTTCGCCACAAGAAAAGATGAACTTTGTTGAAATAGGGTTCGGTAAAGAGCTCAGTTATAACGGTAAGGTCTACCGAACCGAATATTTAAATCCAGTTTTCAAACCTAAAACATTGATTTTAAAACAAAAAGAACTCTTATTTGTAGACACAAAAAAAGGGATTCTGAAAGAATCCCCATTAGGGGTGAATGATGGGTCTCGAACCCACGACCTCCGGAACCACAATCCGGCGCTCTAACCAACTGAGCTACAATCACCATTTGGTTTGAATTT